GAAGAAGATGCAATTAAATTAGCCACAAGTACAGGTGTAGCTTTTCCAAATAGAAAATCAATTTACGATACTGAATATAATTTGGTGCGTTACCGATACGCTGGGAATATTGCACCCGAGAGAGAGTTTTGTGTAAAGATGATGAGAGCTAATAAGATTTACAGACGTGAGGACATCGAAGCGATGGGAAGCGTAGTTGTTAACCCTGGTTTTGGAATGCACCCCAACCCTGATAATCCTTATTCAATTTGGTTATACAAAGGGGGCGGATTATTAAGCGCAAACCATCCTGGTGGAACTTGTAAGCACTATTGGGAAAAATTAATTTTTAGAAAAAAAGATATTAAAGTAGATACAAAATCACCAATCGCTATTGATGATGCTAAAAAATTACCAGCATCAGGAATAGCGGGGCAAACACCACACTCGAGATGATTATACTTTTAAACGATAACGACATCACTAAAAACACCTTATTAGGTGGGAATATTGACGTTGACAAATTACGCCAATGCACTTTGGATGCACAAGCGACAAGACTTGAAGAATTATTAGGTGAAACTTTGTACGCTAAAATAGAAACTGACTTTGAGAATGACGATTTAAGCGGACTTTATCTAACTTTGTACAATGACTATATTAAACCATTTTTAATACGTCAGAGCGCAACAGAATATCTTAAAATAGGTGCTTTTGCGATTGGTAACAATGGTATTACAATGCCAACACCAGCAAATACAACTGCACCAAGTGAAAAGATGCTATCAACTTTAACAAATGAAATGCGATTGAAAGCTGATATGTACGCTGAGAGAATGAAAAAATGGCTTTGTAAAAATGATTTGCCCGAGTATGTAAGCAGTTCAGATAATATAGTCAATCCACAAAGAGCGAGTAATAGCGGTTGGTATATGCCAAGCCAAGTAATAACCGAAGATGAATACGTATTATGGCAAATGAGAAGAAACCGAATGTAAAAGAGGTTAAAAACAGTAAATTATTAGAAGTTTATTTAAAAAAACAAGAGCAAGATGATAGGCAAATTGAACATACAAGCGTTAAGGGGCGATACATTTAATGAATATCCTTTTGAGATATTAATTGATAACGTGGCTTTGAATTTAACGGGAGCGGTTATCAAAATGGATATTAAAAAAGATGCCTGTTCGCTTCCTGCCTTGACTTTAACAAGTGTTGCAAGTGCTGGGATAACCATAACCAATGCGGTTAATGGTGAGTTTAAAATTAACGAGCAAATTATTTCTATTCCTGCAGGAAATTATCAATACGATATTCAAATCACTTTAGCCGATAATACTGTTAACACTTGGGTGGGTGGTTTATTTCAAGTTATTAATACCATTACGCAATGAGTACAACAATAGACATAAACGTAACACCGACCATTCAACAAGTAACGATTAATACAGTTGATAATATCACTGTAATTAATGTCAATACTCAAAGCGGTGGCGGTGGCATTGAAAGTGTAACAGGAACAGCAGTTGACAACACCGACCCCGATAATCCCGTTATAAATATTCCAACACTTCAAGAAGTGTTAGAAGAACAAGGCAGAATGCCTTTAGAAATAAATAGTAATTATAATTTTCAATCTTCAAACAAATATCAAACAATTATTGTAGATACATCAAATGATATTGATTTATTTATGACTGATAATATTTTTAATATTGGAGATGAAATAGAAATTTATAATAAACTAAGTAGTGATGTAGAAATTAGAATAATTGATATTTATGCATCAATTATTTATTATAAAAACATAACTATTGATGGCGCAACGCTTAATAGAGCAAAAATTCCTTTATATTCAAAAGCTTGGCTAAAATGCGTTGGAACTAATGTTTTTAATTTAGTAATACAATCTCAAATAACAATCGATGCAAATCCTACCGATGGAAGTAGCAATGCAGTAAGCAGTAATGGTGTGTTTGATGCTTTGGCTAATAAAGCGGACAAATCTTCAACTCCGAATATTGTAATAAGAAATATAACACCATCGACAGCGTTAACAGGAACAACTTCCGAAACACAAATAACCTCTTTTAACTTTACCATTCCAGCCAATACCTTTTCGGCAAATGATATTTTAAAAGTTGAAACAATCGCTTGGGAAAAATCAGGGACTGCAAATGCTTCAACTTGTCGTATTAAATTAAGCAATACTAATAATTACGCTGGAGCTTCAAACGTTTTAATTTTAGCGGCGAGTGCTGGTAATATCAATATGAGAGGCACACGAACTTATAAGATTGCTGGGGGTAATTTAAAAGGTTTTATGAGCAGTTCTGCAAATGGTATTTTTAACGATAATACTTTGACAAACGTAGCCGTTTCAACTTTAGCACTTGATGTTACACAGCCGATTTATGGTTTTGTTTCATTAACTAATTCAAGTTCGGCAGATAGTACAATAGTTAACGAATTAATTATTTCAAAATGGTAACAACAATTTTAAACAAAGACACAGGCGAAGTGTTATATTCTACGGATGGAGATTTTGAATTAAACGAAAATGAAGTAGTAGCACCTTTTGCACCAACAGATTTTTTGATAAAACCTTGTTTTGACTTAAAAAATAAAGTTTATTTTGAAACAGCAACCGAAAAAGAAATAGAAAGTTATAAAGTTGAATTTAAAATAAGCGAATAATGGTTTGGTTGTTAGAAAATTGGCAGTTTTTTGTAGGTGGTGTTAGTGCTCTTGTATTGTATGTTATAAGGGATAGATATTTAGACCGTATTAATAGAAAAAAAGGAGAAATTGAAGTACAAAAAGAGCAAATTGATTTAGCAAAAAATACCCGTGATTTTCTTTTATTAAAAGAAGCTGATTTTAAAACCGAAAGAGAAGAATATAGAAAAGAATTAGAAACTATTAAAAATGAAGCAAAGTCTGAAAGGCAGTATTATCGGGAAAAAGTAAACGGATTAAGAAACTCTATTGATAATCTTCAAAATAAGTTTGACCAAATTTCTGTAAATTATGCTTTAGAAGTAGAGAAGTCAGACTCTTGGATGAAAAAATATTTTGAAATTGAAAAAGAAAATCAACAACTAAAAGAGCAAATTTCAAAAGTTGAATTAAGATGTAAATCTTTAGAGGAACATATCAAAAAAATAGAAAAAGAATTGACCGAACATAAAAAAGCTAATAAATAAAAAACCCAACTTTAAAAATTGGGTTTTAATATCATATTTTATTAACTACTTAGTCCTCACTTATCAGCTATTAGACTAAAAAAAAACTAAATTCTTTTCATAATAAAAATATTTTTATATTATTTAAACGTTGACACAAATATAAACATTATTTTAATATAAACAAATAATAAATGAGATTAGACCAAAAAGGTTACGACCTTATAAAGTCATTTGAGGGGTTAAGTCTTGAACCTTATAAATGTTCAGCAGGAGTGCCTACGATTGGCTATGGCTCAACCTACTATGAGAATGGCATAAAAGTACAAATGTCCGATGCACCAATAACAGGAGCAAGGGCGGATATATTGCTTAAAAATGTAGCTGATAGATTTGCTCAAAAAGTTGCTAATTTGATTAAAAAACCAATTACACAAAATCAATTTAATGCTTTAGTTTCTTTTGCTTTTAACGTTGGAAGCGGTGCTTTGGCTTCAAGTACTCTTTTAAAATTAGTAAACGAAAATCCTAATAATGCTCTGATTTCAAAAGAGTTTTTAAAATGGAATAAGGCAAATGGTAAAGCAGTACAGGGATTAACAAACAGACGAATAAAAGAAAGTGCATTATATTTTACTAAATAATAATTTTTTTATAAATTATATTATTAAATTTGCATCGAGGCCTTCAAATTTCATAATATGAAAGAAGCGGTTTTACTAGCAATAAACCACTAACGGAAATTAGTGGTTTTTTAATAAAATTATAATTATGACAACAACACCAAACAGAAACGATAACAGCATCATTATATTTATTATAGCAATAATTTTAACAGTTTGCTTATGCTCTTGCTCCACCCGAAAAGTAAACAAGTCAGAAACTAAAATAGAAACAGTTTCAGAAACTACCAAAGTAGATACTTCAAAAACAGTTACAAAAGTTGACAGCAATACTAAAATAGTTGACAGTTCAACAATTAATGAAATTGAGTACATTCCAATCGATAACACTTTACCTTTTACTGTAAATGGTCAAACGTTCAAAAACGTTAAAATAAAGCATTCAAAAAAGAAAAACAATATAAGTATTGACAAAACTAATAAAGTGTCGCAAATCGAAAATAAATACGTTTCACAGAGCACTAAAGATAAAACTTCTAAAACAGTTGAAGTAAAAGTAAGCGAAAGGCAATCTTTCAACTTTTGGTGGTTGCTTTTACTTTTAATTCCAGCTTACTTTTACTTTAGAAAATACTTGCGTTAAGACTATCTTTTAAATCTTGCATTGTATATTTTTTTCTTTTGTCTTGTTTTAAAATAGTTTCCTTTGCCAACTTTTCATTCACAGCATCTCTTATAAACTTACTTACATTCACCTTATTTTTTCTAAGCTGATTTAACTGTTGTTTCTGAAAATCATCAGTTGTAAATGTTTGTATTTTGTCATATAATTTCATAGTTCACAAAGGAAAATATTATTTTTTATGCGTATATTACGTAGTTATCGCCAATACTACATTTCGTTTTCAAAAGAAAATTCTCCTGCTCGTTGTTGCGTATGTTTGGCTATTCTTTCGTTTATAATATCAAAGTATTTTTTTTCCTTTTCAATCAAAATACAGTTTCTATTTGTATTCATACAAGCAATTCCAGTTGTTCCACTTCCAGAAAAACAATCTAAAACAGTCATTCCACTATTTGTGTAAGTTTTAATTAAATATTGAAATAACTCTACTGGTTTTTGTGTTGGATGTTTTCTGTCTTTGTATGGTACAGGAAAATAAATTATTTCCTTTGGGTATCTTTGTTTAGATGTATCATTTGTATTTTTAGAAACAATACCTCTTTCACTTTTTCTGTTATTTATTTCCAACATATTTTCGCTTTTTGGTTTGTCAATAT